AGTAGACGGCGACGGAATAACAAAAACTTATATTGATGCTTCTAACACTTATACTTTAGATGTAGATTCTACAGTAGCAAGAAGCACAGGCGACACTTTTACTGGTGACGTATTTTTACAAAATCAATCAAGCATATTGCCTACATCAAGTGGTGGAAATTATGTTCCGGGCACAGGTAATAATGAATTAGCGGCAACAACAAGATATGTAGAAGCGGCTATTGATTCCTTAGTAGATGGAGCACCTGGAACACTCAATACATTAAATGAGATTGCCGCGGCAGTCAACGATGATGATAATGCTTATACAACATTAACAAACAGCATAGCAACAAAAGTTTCTAAAGCAGGCGACACAATGACCGGCGCATTGGCAATGAGTAGTAATAAAATTACTAGTCTTGCTAATGGTGTAGATCCACAAGATGCCGCAACAGTTAGTCAAGTTGGAACTGCAAATGCAAACATGTTAGCATTTGTTAATAGCAGAGACGATACTAAAGTAGACAAAACAGAAACTATTGCTTCAACAAGTTTTTACTTTGCACCAACAAGTAGTGCATTTGGTACAGATACATCTATAGATTATAGTGCAACAGGTGGAATTAAATTTACACCTATATTAAGTGGTACTGCTTCAGCAATACTTGTTCAAGGTAACCAAACTGCAGATTTTACTCAAAAAAGACACGGACAATTAACAATTACAGGTGACCTTGTAATACAACCAGGAATTGAAAACAATACAAGTGCTCCTGCAGACCAAAGAGGCAGTGGTTCTTTAACTGTTGGTGGTAATACAACATTTGTGTCGGAAAACAAAGAAGTTGATATTAATGCAACAGCAATGGTTGTTGGTAAAACATATACAATTAAAACAGCAGGTACAACAGATTATACAAATCATGGTGCGGCAGACAGTAATGTAGGAACTAGTTTTATGGCATCAAGTGTAGGCACAGGTAACGGTGTAGTTACACAACCTACAAAAACAGTATTAAGTAATATGAATCACGGATTCTTCAAACATACTATTGGTACAGGCGAGAGTGCATTGTTTGTATTGGGTGGAAATTTATTCTACCAAACTAAAGCAACTGAAATAGACACTTACATCGTTAGCGAAACATCAGGCGCAGGCACTATAGGACAACATGCTTCTGATACAAGTAATACAACTTTACAAGCAAAAAGTTTAGGTGTCGATAGAGCTCATTTCCAAACATTTGGAAACAGCACAATGTTTATTGGTAACATTGCACATATTTCTAATTACACAAACGTAAGTTATGGAGGTAGTACATATACTACAGGAACAAGACCATTAGAACGATTAACAGTTGATGGTGGTGTTATTATGGGACCAAGAACAGGTGATGATGAATTACTTGTTAACGGTACTATATTCTTTGACGCAGGTGTATTTAAAGTTATTGAAGGCGGTGTAATTAAGCAAGTTACAACATCTTCAACATCTGATTTATTCTTTACAGCAACAGGTACTAACAGAGTAGAAGTTGGTAAAGAAGTAGGCGGAGATTATTATTTTCCTGCACTAGGACCAGATGCTGTAAACAGTATTAGTATTTCAACAGCAGGAAATATTTCTGCTAATGTTACAACACTTTCTGCTAACTTAGATTTAGTAAGAGATACTGCTAGAGGCAATATTAGTACCACTGGTGCAAATTTATCTTACGATAGTGCAACAGGTGTTATTACAAGTAGTATTGCTTCTTTAACAACAACAGATATTGCAGAAGGTTCAAAATTATTTTATACAGATGAAAGAGTAGACGACAGAGTTGGTGCTCTTATTGTTGGTGGTGCAAACGTATCAGCAACATATGATGATACCGCAGGCACATTAACAATTGATGCAGACTTGGCAGGAGATATGACAAGTGTTGTAGCAGGTGACGGTATGACAGGTGGTGGAACATCAGGAGATGTTACACTTAATGTAGTTGGTGGTACAGGTATTACATCAAGTCCTGGTGCTATTTCATTATCGGCTTCAGGTGTTAGTGCAGGTACATATGGTACAAGCACACAAATACCAACAGTTACAGTTGATGCAACTGGTAGAGTAACAAATGCAAGTGCAACATCAATAAGTTATGACAATTTTGGCAGTTGGAGTTTTACAACGGACACCGCAGGAAACGAAGCAGTAAGTAGTGCAGAACTAGTTACTTTCGTCGGCGGCACTAACATGGATGTTACCCATAGTGGTAACACAATTACAATAGCCACAAATGCAGATGTTACTGGTGTTGTAGCAGGTACTGGTATGACCGGTGGCGGCACAACAGGTGATATAACTGTAAACGTCATAGGCGGAGATGGTATTACATCCAATGCAAATGATATTGCTGTAGATTCCACAGTTGTTAGAACAAGTGGCAACCAAACTATTGCAGGTAATAAAACATTTAGTGGTAACACAAGATTAGACGCATTAAGTATTGCAGGTAATTATGATTTACCTACAGCAGATGGTAGTGCTAACCAAGTACTTACAACAGACGGTGCAGGTAATTTAGGATTCAGCAATCCAAGTTCACTAAGTGGACTAATTACACAGGTTAATGCTGGAGATGGTTTAACAGGTGGCGGTAGTGCAGGAGCAATAACACTTGATGTTGTAGGCGGAACAGGTATAACTGTAAATGCTAACAACATTCAAGTAGCAATGACCGATTTTAATACAGGCGACTTAGTAGAAGGAACAAATTTATATTATACAAATGCTAGAGCAGATGCAAGAATAACAAATGCATTAGTTGATGAAGATAATATGTCATCTAATAGTGCTACTAAACTTCCATCACAGCAATCAGTAAAAGCCTATGTAGATGCACAAACAACAGACGAAACAGCAGAAGGTTCAACAAATTTATATTATACAAACGCAAGAGCAGATGCTAGAGTAGACGCAGGATTTACTGCTAAGTCAACTAGTGATTTATCAGAAGGTACTAATTTATATTATACAAACGCAAGAGCAGATGCCAGGATAGCGGCGGCAAGTACTAGTGATTTATCAGAAGGTACAAATTTATATCATACAACAGCAAGAGCCAGAGCGGCAATCAGTGCCAGTGGCGATATTGCATATGATTCTTCAACAGGTGTAATTAGTTTTACTAATGATGCAGGTGATATTGAAAGTGTTGGTGCAGGTACTGGACTAACAGGTGGTGGTACTTCAGGTGCAGTTACTTTAAATGTTAGCGGATTAACAGTTTCAGAACTAGCGGCTGGTTCACTACAAACAAGTGGTGAAAGTTTTGTAGACAATGATACATCATTAATGACATCAGCGGCAATAAATGACCAAATAGAAAGTAAAGGTTATTCACAAACAACTGGTACAGTTACTAGTGTTGGCGGCGGTGCTGGTTTAACTGGCACAGTAACCACAACAGGCGACCTAGCCGTTGGAGCAGGTACAGGTATTACTGTAAATGCAAATGATGTTGCTGTAGACATGAGTGCATTTAGTACTAGTGATTTAAGTGAAGGCACGAATTTATATTACACAAATGCTAGAGCAGATGCAAGAATTACCAAAACGGCAATCGATGCCTTGAATGTAGATGCAGATACACTAGATAGTTTATCGAGTGGAAGTTTCCTTAGAAGCGATGCGGCAGATTCACATACTCATACTATTACACCAAGTGCAGATAATTCAATAGATTTAGGTTCAACTTCATTGAGATATAATGAAGTACATGCAGTTACTTTCCAGGGTACAGCAACACAGGCTCAATATGCTGACTTGGCAGAGAACTATGTAGCAGACTCTGAGTATCCGGTAGGAACAGTACTAGTATTAGGCGGAGAAGAAGAAGTTACAGTAACAAACGTTCCAAACAGTACAAAAGTTGCAGGAGTTGTTTCCACAGATCCAGCATACTTGATGAACGCAGGTCAATCAGGACACTATGTAGTTTCAGTTGCACTTAGAGGTCGAGTACCTGTGAGAGTAGAGGGTGTTGTTGCTAAAGGTGACGTCCTCGTTACTAGTGACACACCAGGTGTTGCAAAAGTAGGAAGTGATCCTCACTTTATTGGAGCGGCATGCATTATTGGTAAAGCAATATCCAGCAAAGACCATATTGCTGAAGGTGTTGTTGAAGTCTTAATTTAAAAACCGTTAACTCACATAATCCTATAAAAAACGATAAATATACGCAATAGGGAAAACCTTATTGACTATCATCGACGGGTGATAGACTATAACAATTATAGACAAATAGGAATAAAACGATGGCCACAGCAATTCAATGGAGACGAGGTACTACTTCCCAACATAGTTCATTTACTGGATTAGTTGGTGAGATTACTATCGATACAGATTTAAATACCGTTATTGTCCACGACGGTTCAACAGCAGGCGGACACAGACTTGCAAAACATACAGAAGTAACATCAGCCGCGGCAGGTGATATTAGTAGTATAGTAGCAGGTAATGGATTATCAGGAGGCGCCACAACAGGAGACGCCACACTTAACTTAGATACTACATCAGCAACCTTTACAGGTGGTGTACAAACTTTCTTAGCGGCAGGAACACTTGCAGGACATGTTATACCTGCAACAACTAATACATATGACTTAGGTTCTACTTCAAAAGTTTGGAGAGATGTATACATTGGTCCAGGATCTTTGTATGTTAACGGACAAAAAGTTCTTGAAGATGATTCAGGTACTATTACTGTTACTGCAGATGCTAACCAAAACTTATCTATTAAAACAACAGGATCAGGTGACGTTGAACTTAACGCCGCAGGAACTGGTGTAATTAATTTACAAAGTGGAATTACAGTAGACGCAGGTCAAGTACTTACAGGTACTAGCGGTTTGACAATGGGTTCAAACATTAATTTCAACAGCAACAGTATCAACAATCTAGATGATCCAGTAGAGGCTCAGGATGGAGCAACTAAGGCATACGTTGATGCACAAATTTTAACAAAAGATAATACAGATGAAATGACAGAAGGTTCAACTAACTTGTATTTTACAAACGCAAGAGCAGATGCCAGAATTGCAAACGCAATTGATACAGATGTCGCCTTTGGTAGTGCGTCAAATAGTTTAGTACCTTCACAGTTAGCAGTTAAAACTTATGTAGATGCACAAGTTGATACAGCAGATGCATTAAGCGAACTAAGTGGTGATACAGATGATATTACAGAAGGTTCAAGTAACTTGTTCTTTAATAACACAAGAGCCAGAGCGGCAATTAGTGTTACAGATGCAGGCGGAGACGGAAGTTTAGGTTATAGTTCAGGTGTATTAACTTACACAGGTCCTAGTGCGGCAGAAACAAGAGCTCATATTAGTGGTGGAACAGGTATTACTGTAACAGACGGTGTTATTGCAACAACAATTACTCAATATACAGAAGCTCTATCAAGAGGAGACATATCAGTCACAGATGCTGGTGGAGATGGCTCACTTGCATACAACAGCACAACAGGTGTTATTACTTACACAGGCCCAAGTGCTAGTGAAGTAAGAGCTCATATTACAGCAGGAACTGGTATTACAATTACTGATGGTGCTATTGCAACAAGCATAACTCAATATGCAGATTCAGATGCTCAAGGAGCCATTACAGTAACAGACGCAGGCGGAGACGGAAGTCTTGCTTACAGTGGCGGAACAATTACATATACAGGCCCAAGTGCTAGTGAAGTAAGAGCTCACTTTAGTGGTGGTTCAGGTATTGATATTAGTTCAGGCAGTATTACAGCAGATAGTACAGTTGTTAGAACTACTGGTACACAAAGTATTGGTGGTGCTAAAACATTTAGTGATGATATGATCCTAAGTGGTAACTTAACAGTTAATGGTACACAAACTATTGTTAATACTGAAACACTAACAGTAGATGATAACATTATTATTCTTAACAATAACGAATCAGGAACTCCAAGTGAAGATTCTGGTATTGAAATTGAAAGAGGAACATCAACTAATGCATATTTACATTGGAAAGAAAGTTCAGATGCATGGGTATTTAATGATGGTTCGTCAACATATACAATAGCAAGAACAACTGCAGATTTATCAGAAAATACTAACCTTTATTATACTGATGCTAGAGCAGACGCCAGAGTGGCGGCGGCAACAGGAGCCAATTTAAACTTAGGTAGTAAAGATACTGATGATTTATCAGAAGGTTCTAGTAACTTATACTTTACAAATGCTAGAGCAGATGCTAGAGTAGATGCAGGCTTTAGTGCAAAAGATTCTGATAGTTTATCAGAAGGTTCAACTAACTTATACTTTACAAATGCGAGAGCAGATGCAAGGATAACAAATGCATTAGTTGATGAAGATAATATGGCATCTAATAGTGCTACTAAACTTCCATCACAGCAATCAGTAAAAGCATACGTTGACGCTCAGGTAGCCACAAAAGATGCATTAAGCGAACTAAGTGGTGATACTGACGATGTTTCAGAGGGATCAAGTAATTTATACTTTACAGCAGAACGGGTAGCAGATACTGTAGGTGCTATGGTAACATCAAATACTGAAAGTGGTATTACAGTTGCTTATGATGATGCAGATAATACATTAGACTTTACAGTTAGTCTTGCAGGATTTACAACTGCAAATTTATCTGAGAATACAAACTTATACTACACCGATTCAAGAGCAAGAAATGCCTTAAGCGGTGGCACTGGTATTTCATATGACAGTGGCACAGGTGCTATTAGTTTAACAGACACTGGTTATGTAACGGGTGTTACAGCAGGAACAGGTTTAAGTGGCGGCGGCACTTCGGGTACGGTTACACTTAATGTTTCAGGTATAACAGTTTCAGAATTAGCGGCGGGCTCATTACAAACAAGTGGTGAATCTTTTGGTAATGATGACACATCATTAATGACATCAGCGGCTATTGAAGATAAAATTCTAAGTTATGGATACTCAACTACAACAGGTGATATTACATCCGTAACAGCAGGTAATGGTTTAACAGGTGGTGCAAGTAGTGGCGGAGCAACTTTAACAGTTGGTGCTGGTACAGGTATTACAGTTAATACAAATGATATTGCTGTAGATATGGGCGACTTTAGTACGTCAAACTTATCAGAAGGCACAAACGAATACCATACTGCGGCAAGAGTTAATACACTTATTGATGCAAGAGTTACTAATTCTTTTGTTGACGCATTAAATGTTGATGCAGATACATTAGACGGTATTAGTAGTGCAAGTTTCCTAAGAGCAGATGCTAATGATTCACACTCAGGTGATATTACACCAAGTAGTGATAATGCAGTTGATTTAGGTACTAGTTCATTAAGATATAACGAAGTTTATGCAGTTACTTTCCAAGGTACAGCAACATCGGCACAATATGCGGATTTGGCTGAGAAATATGAAAGTAATGAAGAACTTGAAGCAGGTACAGTTGTGTGTTTCGCAGGAGACAAAGAAGTTACAGCATGTGGAACTGCTAATGACCATAGAGTTGCAGGTGTTATAAGTACTGATCCAGCATACATGATGAATGCAGGCGGAGATGGACAATATGTAGCATTAACAGGAAGAGTACCTACTAAGGTTACTGGTCCAGTTGCTAAAGGTGACTTAATGGTAAGTTCAGATGTTAAAGGTCATGCTAAAACAGATAACAATGCACAGGCAGGTAGAATCATTGGTAAAGCAGTTGGTTCAAACGATGCAGGCGAAGGTGTAATTGAAGTTTTAGTTAATATGATGTAAACTTTACAAACAATAAAAAGGGAGCAATTTGCTCCCTTTTTTTATGACTGACTAGAAATTTTCTGCCAAAACTCTTTCTATAGAGCCGGCTTTCATCATCGTGTCAAATTTTTTAAAGTAGTCCAAAGCAAAACGTTGAGTTGCATTGGCTACTATTCCTAAGGATTTCGCCATTTTTTTCTCCGATTGATGTAGATGATTCTCATAAACATTGTTATTGTATTAACTCTAATGAGTATTACAAAATTGTTCTGCAACGTCTTATGTTACAATCATGTTACAAACTTATTTATCAAAAATACCCAAGCCAGTAGTAACACTTCGGCCCCTGAAATGCATAAATACAAGTGTAGAGTAACACATACACACTAATATTAAAATAACAGAAGTGTGCGAAATAAATTATATGGAAGATATCTTTAGTTTAATCGCCGAGGTAGGTGCTCCAATCGCCGGAAGTCTTGTAATGGGATTTTTCATTTACATGGTGGTTAAGCAAATACTTGAAGGCATAGTAGATCAGTTAAAAACATTGACTGGATTCTGTTCAGCCCTAGAAGCCAGAGCCAGTACAATGAGTAACGAAATGCTAAAGATTGACTTATTAGTTAGTAGTGCATTAGACCTTCGTCCGGATATAGATAGAGTTGCAAGGGCAGATAACTTTGTTGAAGACGGTAAGGTTGACACTAGGAGAGACTAATGGACTTGACTCAAGCAGTTAGTGATTACGGATTTCCTATTATAATGTCAGTAGGCATGGGTTATTTTATATATTATGTTTGGTGGTTTATTGGCGAAAAAATAGACCCTGCTTTAGCAGATATGCACATAGCATTAATTAGAGTTATTGATAAAATGCGTAGACTAGACCAAGATTTAATTAGACTTCAACAAAAAGTTGATGTAGTGTTAGAATATAGAGCAAGACAAGAAGTGTTAGACGATGCTAAAGAAAAAGATGCACTTGCTCAACTGATAGAGGAAAAAGAAAAAACATGAAAATAACAGGAACTCATTTAGGTATTTTTGTTATTGTTGGTTTTTTTACTGCACACACAGTAATGGCAGACCAACTCGTACAAAAATTTAAAAATCCAAGTTTCAGCGGCGTAGGCACTGGTGCACATTATCTTACGATTGAAAACCAAGAAAAAAGCAGAAAGGATAAGATTAAAGATGAGATTGAATCGGCTCTAAGGGCGGCAGAACGAGCAGAAGACAATTCAACTATAAACAAGTTCATTAGAAATTTAGAAAGCAGAATTTACAGTCAAATTTCTAAGGGCCTCGTTGATAGTATGTTTTGTAATCCCGGAGAAGATGTAACTTGTACAAATTCGACTCAAGGTGCATTTACTATTGAAGATAGTAATGTATCATACCAAGTTGTTAATATAGACGGTATAGACTACATTAGATTAACGATTGTTGATGCTGATGGTACTATTACTGAAATAGAAATTCCAATTGGTATTGGAACATTAGGCGGGTAATATTTTGAAGAATACAATTTTAGCAGTAGTATTTGCTTTGTTAATTAGTGGATGCGCCAGCATATCAATCCCTGGCGATGAAGCCTGTATGACAGACTTTTTAGAATGTGTAGAAGAACCTAAATTTGTAGAATTACCAACATATAAAAAATTACGACAGTTGCCACCAGCAGAAGCCATGCCTGTGGTAGCAGTTTACAAATTCGATGACTTAACAGGACAACGGTTAAGTTCGGATGGATCGGCAAGTTTTAGCACCGCCGTAACACAAGGTGCTAAAGATTTATTAATAGATTCCTTAAAGGCGGCTGGAGCCAAAGATAACCCAAAAGGTACTTGGTTCAGAGTTGTTGAAAGAGGTTTAGGACTTGATAATTTAGTGCGGGAAAGACAGATTGTTCGGAGTACAAGAGAACAATATGCAACAGAAACAGATCCAGCACAACAAGTACAACCATTGCTATTTGCTGGAATGATATTAGAAGGTGGTATCGTAGGATATGACTCTAATATAGAAACAGGCGGTAATGGTGCAAGGTATCTCGGTATTGGCACAACCAATCAATTTAGAAGAGATTCAGTTGTAGTATCACTTAGAGCAGTTAGTACTCTAACTGGTGAGGTTATACTCAACGTACAGACATACAAAACCATATTAAGCACAGGTCAGGCAGGAGATGTATTTAAATTTTTAGATATGGATACTAAATTACTTGAACTTGAGAGTGGTATGACAGAGAACGAAAGTGTTACATGGGCAGTACGCTCGGCTATAGAGGCGGCTGTTTTGGCACTTATACAACAAGGCGACGAAAGAGGATATTGGGAAATTGTTTATCCAGAGAATTGGGACGTACAGGAATTAGAACCTGGCGAATCAGCAACATGGATGAAGTTAGATGTTCCAGATGAAGAATTCGAAGCCGAGAGAAAACTTTGGGAAAAAATATTCCTAAAGAACAATTCTAATGGAGAGAAGAATGGAGACTAGAAATTTTATGGAAAAATTTGCAATCAATGTCTTCGCAAGTGTTACTTTAATCTTTGCTTTAGCATCAGGATCATTAGCGGCTGACGATAATGAAGTGTTGCTAGACCAACAAGGAGACAATTTAACATTAACCATATTACAGGCTGGTAATGGTAACAAAATATCAGGCGATGCTTCTGACGGTAGCGATTTAGTTATTACAGGTGCAAATTTGATTATTGATATCATTCAAGACGGTAATGCCAACGAAATATTTGGTGCATGGACTGGTGACGGTTCTGGATCAACTGTTTGGGATATGTATTTCTACGGAAATAGTAATTCACTAGATATGAACATCGGTGCTACAGGTAGTGCAGATAGTGTTGATATGCTTTGGAACATCCAGGGTGATACTAACATATTTGATGTTGATATCGGCGCCAACTTTGCCTCAGACAACCTTAATATGGATTTAACAATACTAGGTGACAGGAACGACTTTAGAAGTGCAGTTGCTAACTCAAGAACTTGGGGTGGTACTCCAGGATCAGGTTGGAACGGTACTACTGCTTTTTCACAAAGCGGTGTTAAAGTAGATGCCGGTTCCGCAACTTGGGAAATGAACATTACTGGTGACGATAATGCAATTACATCAAATCAAACTGGTAACTCTGACCACTACTTAAAATTTGTTTTAGTAGGATCAGATGGTGATTTCCAATTTTTACAAAGCAATGCGGCTACATGTAGTCCTGTATGTCCTGGTAAAATTGACGTTGATTTAGACAGTGAAAATGCATCAGTTAGTATTAGACAAACTGACTAAGGTTTGTTTATATACATTTTTATTGTTAAGCACGACTTATAGTATTTCCGCCGATGCAAATGACAGTATCGGCGGAGTATTCGAACAAAGTGGTGCACCAGGAACAATTAATAGAACGTCTGGTGAAAATTTGATTGCGAAGTTAGACACAGACATACAAAGTTTAGACGAAGTTGAAACTACCAATGGTAGATTAAAACTAAAATTTATAGACGATACACAGGTTAGTTTGACAGAACATACATATATGGAAATAAATGAATATGTATATGATCCTGATCCAAGCAAAAGTAAGATGGCTCTTAATTTTGTGCAAGGAACGGCAAGATTTGCCACAGGCGGGTTAGGATTAGTACCTAAAGAAAATATCGTCATTGATACTCCTACTGCCACGATAGGTATTAGGGGAACAGATTTTACTACCACAGTAGATGAACTGGGTAGAAGTTTGGTAATATTATTACCAGATGAAAATTGTACAGACACAGTAAGATTAGAGGAAGGTTGTGGACCGTCCGGAAGTATAACAGTTACTAATGCCGGCGGAACACAAATATTAACAGAGGCCTATCAGGCTGTTATGGTAAGCACTTTTGAAACAATTCCGACTAATCCTGTTGTTATAGTAGATTTAGATTTAAATCAAATTGATAACATGTTTATTGTAAGTAAGCCTACAGAAATTGTAGAAGCAGAAGAAGAACAGCAACAAGAATTAAAAGGCGACGGCGGATTGTTAGATTTTGACGGATTGGATGCAAACGCCATCGAGCAAGATGTATTAGAAGATACCACAGAGGATTTAGAATACACAGAGTTAGATTTTGATTTATTAGCAGTAGATTTTTTACAGGACCTACTAGAAATAATAGAGGAAACAAATACTTTAGATAAAAGTAGTAGCAGTAGTAGTAAAGATACATCATTAGGCATTGATAAAATTGAAGGTACAGCACTAGGGTTAGACCCACAAACACAAGTTAATACCCTGGCACTAGACGGAAAAATATTTTTCTTTAGGCAAGTTACAAATACTATCAGTGTTAGACAAGCATCAGGAATAAGTGCTAGATTAGAATTATACGACAATAATCTTAAAGACACTATTATATGTTTAAATGATTGCGAAGGGACTACTATTATTATTAGACAGGAAGATTAATATGAATATAGATGAAAAATTAAAAAATATGAAACCTAAAGACACACCTCTATTAGTATTAGGATACATGTTATTAGGCATGATACTATTACTTGCACCTGCTAATGCTAATGCAGGAGACGAACATAATCATGTACATATAGACCAAGAAGGTGATAATTTAGTATTAGATATATTACAGTCTGGTAAAGACCAACACATAGACTTAGATTTAGGATTACAATATGGAAATGTTGATAATCTTACTATGTGGATTGGGCAATTAGGCGAAGACAATGAAGTAGAGTTTTCTGTATCAGGCGACGGTAATACAGTAAAAATACTACAAGAAGGCAGAAAAAACTTTGCGGGTTTTACTAGCACATGGGGTAAAGTAAATTGTAACAATGCTACATTCTGTGGCGATGTTGATGGAATAAACAATGATGTATTTGTTCATCAAGTTTGTACAGCAGGTGCTAATTGTCAAGATAGTGAAGTAGGATTTCACGTTTGGGGTGATAGTAATTTGCTTAGATGGGGCCAAGGTGTTGCACTTGCTAATAAAAATGACACAACATTTGGTACCGATGATGGCGGTGAATATGGTGGTCATAAAATAATAGCAGACTTTCATGGGGACAACAACAAAATTGTAGGATATCAAACTAATGGTAATACTAATAGTCCAGACGGACATACTGCTAACTTATGGATATACGCAGATGATAATGACTTTTGGGCAAAACAACAAAACGATATGTCAAAAAATCTCACAGTAAAAGCATACAACGATGCTAATGTTGTTAGTATTGTACAGAAGAATAATGCAGAGCATACTGCTACTGTTTTATTATATGGTAGCCAACCTACAACACTAGATTTATTACAACAAGGTAGTACAGCACAAAGTTATAGCATTAACCAAACATGTCATACATCAGGCGGATGTTCTATATCTGTAACTCAAGAATAGCATAAAAGGTTGACATTCAGTACAAATCGTACTATAATGCAAGGTAATGAAACATATGATTAAGTGGTTAAAAATAACCGCTGGTATAAATTTATATCTATCCGTAATAATGACACTGGTTCTAATAGCCTTAGTTGCGGATATTGTGTTAGATACCTATTGGCATTCGAATGCCTATATAGAACAATTTAAGAACAGTGATAACTAGTTGGCTATCATCATATAGAACTTATTGCCTATCGGTTGCTTTTACACACTTTTTGCTATTCACATATTTTTTCCCTGTAGTTGTATTTTATACAGTATTCGTTACAATAACATTTTATTTCTTTTTTTGTTGGTGTAATTTAGTCCACGAAATAGAAGAATCAAATAGAAATCACTTATTAGAGTTAATTCAAACATGTAATAACGAGCAGACCAGATCTATCTTGTGTTATGAATTATATTTACATGACCAAAATAGCATTGCAGGTGACCGTACTTTTAACGGACACGGAATTTAAAATGTTACTAATTGTAACATAATTACAACACTTTTCCGATAAATATATATGTTATAATAACAGATGGTTTTATAACACTTATATATAAGGAGAAAGTAGATGAAGAATTTATTTATGTTTCTCGGACTTATTGTTTGTTTTGGAATAACAAGTTGTGCCTCAGTTGGAGGTGCTTGGAACGCCGGAACAGAAATTGTCACAGGAACAGTAGACTCAGTAGTTGGCGGAGCCGCTACAATGGCAGTCGCTATTACTGATGATGCTAGAAACATTGCAGATGTAACAATTGATACAGCACAAGGTGTAGTTAAAACAGTTGCAGATAATGTAGACAAACAGACCGACGAACTACAAAAAGACGACAAAACCGAGGGAAAGTAAGTACCTTTTCTCTATTCAAAAATAAAAGAGAAAAGGAATATACAGCAGAAGAACTTATACAACTTTTTAATGATAATCAAAAAAAGTTAGAAGAATACTGCTCTAAGAATCCTAAAGAATGTTAAATAAAAAAGCACACCTAGAGTGTGCTTTTTTTTGATAAAAAATACGATAAATATCACTATGAAATGGATATATAGCGGTTATGCAGTAGCAGTAACAATACTATTACTACTCGGATTAAGAGTAGCAGACCCTACGGCACTTCAAAGTTTCCGTAGTCAGGTTTTTGACAGTTATCAGCAATTAGATGAAATTAAACAAAGCGACAATGTTGTATTGATTAACATTGGTGAAAAAAGTTTAGCCAAATACGGACAGTATCCTTTCCCAAGACAATACTATGCCCAATTAGTAATAGACGTTGCTATGAAGAATGGCGGTGTTTTGGGCTGGACCATTATGTTTCCAGAAACAGATAGATTTCAGGGTGATGAAAGTTTTGCAGGTATGATGCAACAGAATGTAATGAATGTTCCAGGAGCAAGAAAGAATCCTGTAAATTATAATGTGTTAAGTCAAACACCAAGTGTTAAAGGCGTAAAGTCAACAGGACCACATATAGGTACAGGCACAATAGGTCCTGTTCCTGCAAAAGACTATTTACTTACATGGCCTAACCTTGTAACAAACGTGCCTATGTTAGAAGTTGTTGCAAACGGTAAAGGAGTCAATGCTTCTGCACCACAACCAGATAATCAAACAAGAACATATCCACTTGCTATTACTGTAGGCGATAAAATATATCCTAGTTTTGCAGTTGAAATGTTAAGAGTACATACAGGCAAACCTAGTTATATGATTAAAACAAGTGAGATAGGAATACAAGAAGTTGCTGTTCCTCCATTTGATCCTATAGTAACACAACCAGACGGTACTGCTTATGTACGTTTCAATAATAACTTCGAACAAATAGAATATGAGGGTGCAGATAGTATTCCTGACTTAAAAGGCAAATGGGTTATAGTAGGTGTTACAGCAGAAGGTATTGCAAACCCTGTCCCAACTCCACGTGGTAACATATATCCACAGCAAATACAAGCTCATATGCTACAAAATTTTATAGATGGTAGTAACATAACACGAAGTCAGTTAAGTGCTTTATACGAGCTTCTGTGTGGGCTACTGACTATGATTTTGATAGGTTTAGTTGTGTATAGAGCACCATTATGGGCTAATATACCTCTAACATTTAGTATTTTAGGTGGAATTATATACTATAGTATACACTCTTATACAGCAAATTTGGTATTATTTGATGCAACTTTTCCTGTTTTATCAGGATTTTTAGTGTTCACACATAGCACATTTAACAATTTTTGGATACAATTTAAACTAAGACAAGAGATAGAAAAACAATTTGCCGGTTATGCCTCCCCTACTGTGGTGAGAATGTTGCAAGAAAACCCTGCACTAATTAAAGAAGGTATGAAACGTGAAGTAAGTATATGCTTTTCTGACCTACGTGGCTTTACTCCACTAGGAGAAAGTTTTGGAGATGATGTAAAAGGACTTACAAAAATAATGAATGGTTATATGGATGCTATTACACAACCTATACTTGATGCTGACGGAATGGTTATTAAATATATAGGCGATGCAAGTATGCATATACACAATGCTCCAATGGAAGATCCAGATCATCCTGCAAGTGCTGTGAAGACAGGATTACTAATGCTTAGAGCAGTAGAAACATTTAATGATAAAATTGTAGCAGAGGGCAGACCTCCGGTAGGCATGGGTGCTGGTATAAACACAGGGTTAGGTTATATAGGTGAGATGGGTTCAACTGCAAGACACAGTTATGATATTCTTGGCGATGCTGTAAGTACTGCGGCAAGAATAGAGAGCAAGTGTAAAGAATATGGTTGCTTGTTACTTGTAGGCGGTGACACTTATAAACACACAAAGAATAAATTCTTTTATCTTAAAGTAGATGACCTAGCAGTAAAAGGAAAGACTGTGGGCATTGAAATATATACTGTACTTGATATCAAAGTAAGCAAGTATGCAAAAGCCAAACAGATGCATGAAGATATGCACATGCAATATCGTAAACAAAATTTTGATAAAGCAATTAAATTATGTGAGCAACTACATGATGCCTTTGAGGGTAAGATGAAAGGTTATTATGATATGTGGATTGAACGTTGTGAATTTCAAAAGACTCAAAAACTTCCTAAAGATTGGGACGGTGTGTTTATTGCTACTTCTAAATAATTATTCGTCTGGAGTCCAGTTTCTAAACGTTGTAAATAAATTTGCATACTCTAACAAATCAGTTCTTAAAACTCTTAAATGTCGCATTTCAATAGGTTCATTTATGCCTGCTTCTACAATTAAAGGATGATAATAATTTAAAATTTTATCTACTTTATTTCTATCTTTAATAATATCTTGTATTACTCTATGATAAAAATTTGGCTCTGTAATTAATTCTGTAAGCCAATGATGATGTTCATTATGCGAGTTATATGAATATGCCATTTCTCTTACTTCGTAAGTTATTGCTCTTACTGGATTAATATTATATCTATACTTATTCATGACAGCAGGATACCACCACTTGTCATTACGAGTGTGCTGATTTTCTAAAAATGCTGTATACTCACTTCTTAAACTTTTAACTAATCCTTCTTCACTAGCATTTAAGTCAACCTTATACTGTTTAATAAGTTTGTCTGCTATTCTTTTGTGTCTTTTGGATAAGGACTCGTATAATTCTAATACTTGTGGAATTGTAAACGTTCCATCGAAAAAAGAATTCGGAATAGCCTTATGACGTTGAAATTTATTAAGTTCTGTAGTTAGTCGTACGGCATCAAAATTTATAATATCTTTTGACATACACTTACTTATCTAGAATGTATAGACAATATAGTGGACAGTTTACTGGTCCCTTTATTCCTTCCTAGTGTAACTCGTGCGCCATCATGTAATGGTTTGGGCCATTGTCCTATATTGACCCAAGCATATCCGGCACTTTCGTCGTTTAATGTTGGTATAAATTCTTCCTCTACTACAGCAACAAAACTGTAATACATAAAGTTTTTATTTTTACTTTGATATACATCTATTGGATTTAATTTTTGCAGTTCTGGAACGAACCCTATTTCTTCGCCAAGTTCTCTTTTTATACATTCGTAAGGAGTTTCTCCGTCGTCAACCATACCTCCCCAAAAACCCCAAGTGTTTTTTTGTCTTTTATCTGCATTTCTTAATTGAAATAAGCACCGACCTGTGTGTTTACATAAGAAGATAACACCTGCACCAGCAACGCCTTTGTGTTTGTTTACATTAGTTAAAGGATTTAATTTTTCAATTATACTTATATGTTCAGTTTCCAATAACCCGGGTTGTACGTTCCCTCGTGTGTGCTTGACCATGTTTCGCCGTTCCATTTGTATTGTTTGTTTGTGTAAGTGTTTGTAACATACTTGTTTATACTTATAGTACTAGCATCAAAAACCACGGACCATTTAGAACCATCATATTGAATAATATCATTTATATCTGCAGTTATCCCCCAAACATCACCGACAATTTCGTTAGTTAGTAAGTAACGTTGTCCAGATGCAACAGCATCTAATGTACCATCGCCTGGGTGGTTATTTAATGGATCAACTATCCTAGTTACATTTGTTTCTGTGTTAGCAGGTAATGTATCAGCGTCAACAGTAAATATTAATTTACCAGAATCAATAACATTTCTAGTTACTGTACCTGTTATTAGTGATGTGCTTTCTATTTCATTTGTAATGTTAAGTTGTAAAGTACTTCCAGTTGTTAATGGTATATCTGCAATACTAACACCAGAACCACTTACAGTACCTGATGCACTTTGTGGTGATAATACTTCAAGCAAGTCATTCCAATTTGCTTTTACTGTGGTTCCATCGTCATAAGTACTACCGTCTTCTGTTGGAGCACTTTTATATAAAATTGCTTCAGTGCCACTTACATCAACCCAATAGTTGTTAGGTGTTATGGAATTAATTTCCATATCACCGTCAATAGTTCTAAAGAAGTCATATATGTCATCATCGTATCCTAAATCTTCTAAACTATTTGTGTTGTAAACATTGGTAGTAATTGTATTAATAATTTTTTGTCTTTTGACCTGTGCTGGCGGACTTAACCATATTGGCAAAGTAAATGTTAGGGTGGCAACGTCAATGGTTTCATCAACTCCAGCAGGAATACTTCTATTACTCCATTGAATATCAGTTAGTTCAACTTCAAAGATTTGTGTCCAATCTAACGGATTACTGTTTTGTTGTAACTGTAAACTAGGATTAAAAAGTATTAGTATTTGTTCTAGCAGTTGCATTTTTTGGTCTGTGTTTGCTGTCCAGCAATCTACATTTAATGTTAAGTTATAAGGAACAGGCATAATTTTCTTAGTTGAATATAAATTTCCTTGCCCGGATTTATAAGAAGCAGTACCTGTGTCATACTCTCTTTCTGCAATTTGGTCCGTTGCTACTAACATAGGATCTTGTGTTCTATCTCTAGCAATTAATAAACTTTGAATACTTACAGCCATAAATGGTGTGCTATTAACCATATTCTCACTACCTTGTTTGATTATATGTGCTACCATTCTTTGCATATCTGCATATCTTACTGGTGTTTTATTAAAATAAGTAACACCATTTCTTTTACCTTCACTGACTTTAAATTCGCTGAATATTCTCATAAACTGGAGAAGATATCTTCTCAGTTGAGCGTCATAAAAGTAATCCATATTTGCCATATTAATCTGCCTTTGGTTTTATAATTTTACTAAGAGATGTTTTTTCTGTACCTGTAGTACCATCTGTATTAGTTCTTGATGCATCATTATTAACAAATGATGTAAGCAATTTGTTTGCCGCGGACCAGGCTTCTTTTTTATCATCACTAACTTTATGCCAAACTGATAAGTTTTTAACAAATAATCTATTCGGATTAAAGTCTGTTCTCAAGAAATAATCTCCGTTAACACAATCAGTTGGGAAACTTGTTCCACTACCAACAATAGTAGCACCGTTTGGCGGTGTACCATCTGCAGGAAAATAAACTCCAGGCTTATCAGGTGCATTTACATCAACGTATAAATGACCACCTTTAGCATAGCCACTGTCATATGGCATATCTGATGCCGCCATTTCCATTACTTTATCTGATATTGCTATCTCAGTACTGTATGTACTTAGAATGTTTCTAAGGTCATCTGCTTGTTCTCCAGTTCCAAGAATATCTCTGTATTCTGGACTGTCTGTAATATTAGTTAGTTTAACTTTCCATAAATGGGGCCACCATCTAGCATCATATCCTTCTGCCGGACGTCCAGCATCACTAACTACAAAAAATCTGTTTACTGCTTCACCACCACCAAGTAATAAATCGTCTCTTAAATGCGGAAGTTCTAAAACATCACCTGCCATTAACCTTCTACCTAGCAAACTTGCTAGAGTGTTCATATGGAACGTCATTTGTAAGTCGTTATTGTTTACAAACATACCAAATTGTGTTAAATCGAAATCTGGTTCACTTACATTATAAGTACCTCTCAGTTCATAAATGTCTGTATCGTACTTTCTATCTCTATTTTCTAAAAACAAAACATCTTGTATATATAAATCACCAGTACCAATACTAGTATTTGCAGAGTCGTCAGTATATGTGCCTATGTATTTGTGTACATAAACCCCTGTTCCACCCGCATTGATGTTTTCGGCTATAATTTTATCTTGAAAATCATAGTCGTTGGTTTTGTTCTTGTTCCATAAACTTAGTCTTGGCATAATGTACTATTTATCACTTTACAAACTTCTTGACAAATAGTATGATACATATTATAATTAATGTACTGGAGAGTTGGCTGAGTGGCTTAAAGCACTTCCCTGCTAAGGAAGAGTACGGGTAACTGTACCGAGAGTTCGAATCTCTCACTCTCCGCCAGTAATTAAAACTAGTTTTAAAAAATAGTGGTAAATATGTTCTACCTAGTAATAAAGAATTATTAGGCAAACGTGGAAACACAGAGAGAATTACAAAATGGTAAAAGCAAAAGCAAAAGCAAAAGTATCTAAAAAAGCAACTAAGAATGACTGGTGGTTTCAAGATGTTGGCGACAACGTAATGAGAAACGCAGAAGAGATTAGTGCAAACATTAGGAAAAATGCAGAGCAAATTAGTGCTAATATTCAAGCAAATTCACAAAGAGTTGGCGACAATATGAAAGCATACCTAAATAGAAATTTAAGTAAGTAGCACAAAGACAGGCAGGGGCGGTAGCTCAGTTGGGAGAGCGACTGGTTTGCAACCAGTAGGTCGGAGGTTCGATCCCTCTTCGCTCCACCACTTTATTATGAAAGACAACAATTTAGAAGATTTAATAACCGAAGCAATTTTAGATTTGCTATTAACTGCTAAAGAAAACGGTTTAAATACTCTAAGTTTTGAAGAAATTTGTAGTATGTTAGGTGTAGACGATGTTTCTTTAATGACAAAGTTTGAACGAGGCATAGAATTTGAGATTAATGACAAATTTTTGGATAAATTAAACGATCCAGAAGTTAGAAAAGCGATGATAGAATCGATAAAGGCAACAAAACATTGAACAAAGAAACTGTTACATGGGTCCATCATTGGACAGACAAAACATTTAGTTTTAAAACAACACGAAGCCAAACATTCCGTTTTGTAAACGGAGAATTTGCTATGATTGGATTAACATCTGAAGAAGAGGGTGCTAGACCAATACTCAGAGCATATAGTATTGCAAGTGCTAATTACGAAGACCACTTAGAGTTCCTTAGTATTAAGGTACCTGACGGACCTCTTACAAGCCGTCTACAGCATTTAAAAGTTGGAGATGAAGTAATATGTATGCCTAAAACAACGGGCACTTTAACGATTGATAACTTAACTGTAGCAGATAATCTATATTTGCTGTCAACAGGTACAGGCATTGCACCGTTTATGAGTATAATTAGAGACCCTGCTACATATGATAAATTTAAAAATGTTATATTAGTACATACCACTAGAACACACTCAGAACACACATATACAGACACTATAAACGAAATAACAGAAAACTTTCCTTTAAAATATTATGATACTTGCACACAAGAAACATATGATAGGGAAGGAAGATTTTGGGACCACATAAATAATTTCACAGAAAACGGTTTTAACAAAGATACAGATAGAATTATGGTATGCGGTGGCCCGGATATGAATTATCAATGCAGAGATTTTTTTGAAGAAAATGGTTTTGCAGAAGGCAATTTAGGAGAAGCCGGAGACTTTGTTCTTGAACGTGCATTTGTAGACTAATTTAGTTATAAATACTAGTCATGCAGAACGATGTAAATAAAAAAAACTTTGATTTTGAATTGTATAAACAATTCCATAAGCAAGAAGAGTTAGTAAATCCTTTTAAAAATATTTCGGTTGAAAAAACACCTGTACAATTCTTATTATTTACAGATTCACCAGGCTGGGGCAACCAACATCCTTTATCAAGCACACAAGAAAACCATCAAGATGAACGTGGTATAAAACTCCATAACATATCTACTAATCCTAGTCGAGTTTTATCAGCAGATAAGTGGAAAGACGGAAGATATAATCACTTAAACTTTAATACTAGTAGAGCAATGGGAGCCTATAAACTTGCCCACGAAGTTAGGGAACACGGTTTTACATGCCAAGTTATAGATAACATGATGCATTTAGATATTGAAACAACTAAACGTATTATAGATAAGTTTGTAGGAAAAGAAACATTGTTGTTGGGTGTTAGCAGTACATTTAGAAGTTTCCAATTATTACCAATGCGTTCATCCATAAGTAATTTTGATCCTTTTGAAGGATTTACAGATGAAGAAAAAAATTACCATATGGAACAAATGTTTGTGAGGGGAGATAACAACACAAGATTACATTTCTTTTCTACAGGACACAAAGGTGACCAAATATTAGGAAAATATATTCATAACATAAACCCAGATGTAAAGTATATTGTAGGCGGAGCACATATAACATCTCAATTTCCTAAAACAGAAACAAATTTAATGGATTATATAAATCTAGGATTTGGAGATGTAACATTGCCTCAAATTTTGCAACATTTAAAAGAAGGCGGAGATCCTAATCACCTGCCTACAAATAAAACAGGATTAAAAGTTACCCAAGACGGTGTTAGCGAATTAGATATAAAACATTCTACTATGAACTGGAGACCAGAAGACTTAGTACAAGAAGGAGAGATATTACCGTTAGAAGTAGCAAGAGGTTGTATATTTAAATGTAATTTCTGTTCTTTTCCTTTAAATGGTAAAGGCAAAGGCGAAGCAATAAGAGACTTTAGTTATATTCGAGATGAACTTATTGAAAATTATGAACTTTATGGTATAGAAGATTATTGGTTAACAGACGATACATTTAATGATGACCATCAAAAGATGGTTGACTGGTATGAAATGTCTCAGAGTTTACCGTTCAAATTAAAATGGAGTTCGTATATTAGATTAGATTTAGTATATCTTAATAGAAAACATGAAGTACCACAAGCAAAATTAATTGCAGATAGCGGTGCAAGGTTAATGAATTTGGGTATTGAAACAACTGATCCTGAATGTGCAAAAGATATAGGTAAGGGTTTAAATCCAAACATACAGTTTGATTATTTGAGAGAACTAAGTGAAACACATTGGAAGGATATGACCTTTATGAGTGGCATGATTGCTGGATTACCTAGTGACGATAAGAACACTATTAAAAAGATGGGTGCATTTTTATTATCAAAAGAAAATCCGTTACATACTATAAATTTAAATCCTTTATACATTAGACGTATAGATGACCATTCACACTATTATACTGACCTAAGCGAAAGTGAGTTTAGTAAAAATTGGAAAGAACATGGTTACATAGAAACAAGAACGGATATGAGAGGGAAACCTATCCCGGACATAGACACTGATATGTATAAAACAAATATTTCTTGGCAAAATAGAAATGGGTTAACATTCTATGATACAATTAAATTTACAATGAGCTGGAATGCCAGATTAGCCACGTCAGGCAAACATGCATCTAGTCCGTTATTTAAAGCACATGGATTGCCTTATAAAGACGAACGTCTAGCACTAGACGGTAATTTATATAATGACCTAGATAATTTTAATTTTAATTATCATGAGTATTGTAAAGTTAATGATTATTTTTATAATCTTTTTACCACAAGTTGCAAACACTACTCCAAGTAAAGTATAATTACTTACTATGGAACTACCACATAGACACCCCATAGCACTAATAGACAGTCATGAAATTATAGATGATAAAAATATTGTTGCTACATATGAAGTCCAAGCAGACCATCCTGTCCTAGAAGGACACTTCCCCCACGTTAAAATCTGGCCCGGAGTCTATTTAATAGAGGGCATGAATCAGTGTGCTGGCATACATGCATTACATCTAGCAGAACAAGATGTTGGCATTGTAGAGCATAGCGAATATGTTACTTTTGTAACAAGAGTAGACAACTGCAAATTTAGAACTCCAGTATTTCCTGGAAATGTTTTAACACTCAAAGCAACGTTAAAGACGAGAAAAATGAACAATATATTTTATGATTGTGAAGTATTTTGTAATGAAAAACGTGTTGCATCAGCAAATATTGGTTTAACTGCTAAAAAACTTTAGTTTTTTGCATTTTGAATCAAAAAATACCTATTGACATTACTTTTTTTTGAAGTTATACTAACTACCAATTAACATGGAGATGAATAATGACTTTTGAAATCGGCTTAATATTCCTTGTTTTTGTTATATGTAACACAGTTTTTAGTTACAGGGCAGGAATGAAAGAAGGACAATTTTTAGGTATAGTTGGATTAGTATCAATGCTTAAGGATCACAATATATTAAAAAATAAAAATGCAATACATAACTATGATGCATTACCTCTTCCAGTAAAACAAGTATTGGAAGATCCAGAAAAGGTTTTAATGGAATCAGAATAGGATACATTTAATGGCAAAACGCAAACCAAGAGCAAAGAATGTTTACTTTACTCCGGAACCGGATTGGAAAGCACTTCGCGAAGAAACAGACAATGAAAAACGAGAAAAGATTTTTCAGGATTGTCAGTATTTTGGAAGAACAGAAATAAGCGACAAGCCAAAAATTGCACTTACTCGAAAATGGATAAAAGACAAGTCCGGTTGGGATAAAAATAAAATTAAAATTATTCTAAAAAATCCAGACTGGGTATTTTCTTCTAGTGCCACTGTATTCTTTATGGAAGACAAATTAGGCTGGATGCCAGAAAATACTAGAAGTCATATTGATAACAGATCTGAAGAATGGTTGAAACGTGGTCATACTGTCGTTGAAGAAGCAGAAGCCAAAGCAGAGGAAAAAGCAAGTAAACCAAAAATATCTATACAACAACGAATGCACGAACAAATTGATCCTTTATTAGGCGAATGGGAAGGCTATATAGATGACTATTTAGATGGCAAAATGTCTCTTAAAGATTTCGATCCTTATAACGATATGAGAGCATTTGATGGTGGATGTATAAAACCCAATCATGCAAAATTAATTAAAGATGCTTATGCTAACCAAATAGTAGAAGCAAAAGAAATTATTGCTTGGGAATGTGACCAAATCAAAGAAGGGTATTCATTTATGACTCCTAAAATGCGTAAAGAATATTTAACGTGGTTTGAAAAAATACATACAGCATGTGATACTATAATTGAAACAGGTAAGTCTCAACGCAAGCCTAGAAAAAAACGTGTTGTAAGTAAAGAAAAAATGGTTGCTAAATTAAAGTTTCAAGTCAATGAAAGTTCATTAGGCATAGCAAGTATTAGACCAGAAGAAGTTGCGTATGCTAATGAGGTGTGGGTATACAATACTAAAACTAGAAAGGTTGGAGTATACCATGCTAAAAATAAGGACCCTAGAGGATTAAGTAGACCAGGTACAGGACTTACAATTAAAGGCACAACAATAAAAGACTACGACACCGAACAAAGTTTTCAAAAAACATTGCGTAAACCAGCAGAACAAATCAAAAATTGGACTGGAAATGCTAAAACACGATTTGCAAAAGCATTCGAAGAAGTAAAAGCAGTAGAAACCAAATTAAATGGTAGATTAAACGACACAACAATCATTCTTAAAGCATTTTAAATACAAAATGTGATAAATAGTTGTATGGCAACTAGAATAGACCAAGTTGGGTACAACAATAGAGAAGAAATAATTGAAGAAATTCAGTTACGTCTTGCTGATGGAATGGTAGATGTTGAATTAGATAGAGACCATTACGACATAGCAATTAATAAAGCAATTCAAAAATATCGTCAATTAAGTAGCGGTAGTGTTGAAGAAGCAATTATTTTTATACAAACTCAAGCAGGTATTGTAGAATATACACTTCCTGATGAAGTTATCGATGTTAAAAGACTATACAGAAGAGGTATAGGTACAAACAGCGGTGGCGGTACTAACTTTGATCCATTTGATGTTGCATTCAACAATATGTACATGTTACAAGCAGGGCAAGTAGGCGGTTTAGCAGTATTTGATGCATTTGCACAATACAAAGAAACTATAGGTCGTGTGTTTGGTAGTGAATATAATTTTACATTTAATAGGAATAGTAAAAAACTTACTATATTAAGAAATGTAAATCACGCAGAAGATATTGCTGTAGGAGTTAATAATTTTATACCAGAAAGTGTATTAATAAAAGATGTATATGCAAGTGATTGGTTATCTGCTTATTCTTTAGCACAGAGCAAAATGATGTTAGGTGAAGCAAGAAGTAAGTTTACAGGCGGATTACCTGGACCAGGCGGAGCAATACAACTTAACGGTGATGCATTAAAGGCTGAGGCATTAACAGAACTAGAGCAGTTGATATCCGGAATCCATGATATGGAAGAAGGTAATTCTCCACTTGGTTTTGTTATGGGTTAATTATGTCTGCCTTAAACGGTTGCTATATAGACCTAGATATAACTCTACCAATAACTCCAAAAGAACTATTCGACGACAATGATATAGAATTCATTGAATGTGTTGATCCTTATTCTAAATATAAAGGACCACTAGTTACTACAAATATACACTGGAATATAACAAATAAACCATCTCCCGATGGTATTGTAGGATACCTTACTAGTTACGAACTTGCAGATAAATGCAAAGATTATTT